AATACGTATTTGCAGTTAGTGAACTTGCAGCTGATAGAACAGTTACATTACCACTTTTAAGTGGTGCTGATACATTTGTATTTCAAGCACATGGTCAAACACTTACAAATAAAACATTAACATCAGCTAAAATTAATACATCAATTAATGATACAAGTGGAAACGAATTAATTAAGGTAACAGCAACCGGTTCTGCAGTCAATGAATTTACTGTAGCAAATGCTGCAACAGGCAACGGTCCGACATTATCAGCAACTGGTACGGATACGAATGTTAATATAAATATAAATGCAAAAGGCACTGGTTCAGTTGAAGTTGGTAAACTTGCAGTTGATCATCAAGAAATTACTTCGTCTCCAGGAACTGCTTCTACAAGTAAGAGTTTCATTATAGGTAATAGTGGTGGAGCTTTAGCAGTATCTCTTGGAGATGGTACAACAACTGGAGAAATGAAATACTTCATTAACAAAGGTGCAGGAGCAATGACAGTAACACCTAGTAACTTTGCTCAGGGAACTTCTTTTGCACTGGCACAATATGATGGGTGCACAGTTATATGGGAAGGAAACAACTGGTACTTAGTTGGCAACCAAGGCGAAGTAACAATAGCATAGGAATAAAAAATGGCAGCAGTAGTTAGTAATAAATTAAAATTTCAACAAGCAGAAAAACTGTTTAATGATGTTGGTCAGCAATATGTCATCAAAAATGATAGTGCAACTGCTACAACATTTCAATTAGCTGACTCTGCTGGTGCATATGAATGGGGTACAGATTATCCATATATTGCAAAAAACTTTCAATATAATTACATATACGCTGGTATCGGTAGATCAGAAGATTGGAATGCAAATGACTCAGCGAGTACTCCGACACTTAATCCAAGAACAGTAAGATTAGCTCAATATGGATTACAAGCTGTCAAGTCTGTTACCGATTATAAATTTGTTGTTCCGAGATATAACTGGTCAACAGGTACAACTTACAGTGCATATGATGATAACGTAACTGGTTATCCTACAAATGCGTATTATGTTCTTACTGACGAAAATAACGTTTATATTTGTTTGCAAAGAGCAAAGAACTCTTCAGGTGAAGCACAAGCTTCAACTGTAAAACCAACTGGAACTGCAACAGGCGCATTTAATACTGCTGACGGTTACATTTGGAAATTCATGTATACAATTGATGCTACAAATGCAAACAAATATTTAGCTGCTAATTATATGCCCGTAGAATTTGTTGACGCAGATTCTGCTGGTGATCCAACTCTGTCTGCTGCTCGATTACAACAATGGAATATACAGCAAGCAGCGGTTGATGGTGCTATACTTAATATTGAATTAGATTCTGGTGGTGCTGGTTATACAAATGCACCTGCCGTTACAATTTATGGAAACGGAACTTCTGCACAAGCACATGCAACAATCAGTGGTGGTGTAATTAAGAAAATAGAATTTGATTCAGATGGTGTTATGGGATCAGGATATACATACGCAAGTATATCGATTGCAGACTCAAGCGGTGTAACTAAACCTGCTGTTGCAAGACCTATTATTGGTCCTGCTGGTGGAGTTGGTGCAGATCCTAGACAAGATTTTAAATCAAGTTCAGTCATGTTTAATACACAACCTTCAGGTACTGAAACAGGAACATTTCCTCTCAATGATTTTAGACAAGTTCTTTTGATTAAGAATCCACTAAAGCATTCTTATGATAGCGCAAGAGATTATTTTACTGCTTCATCAGGAAGTACACTTCGAAGATTAACTGTTGCTGGTTCAAACGATCAGTTTGATAATGATGATACTATTACTCAAGCATCAACTGGAGCAAAAGGATATGTTGATTCTGCAGATGCTACTTATGTTTACTATCATCAAACAGAAACAACTGGATTTATTGCATTTGATTCATCAGCGATTACAAGTAGTCCTGGTGGTGGATCTGCTACAGTTATTCAATTAGGAGATTCAGCTGCAGCTCGAGGAGTTGATCACATGACAGGTGATGTTCTTTATATAGATAACAGAGCAGCAGTAACAAGATCATCTAGTCAAACAGAAGATTTGAAGATAGTAATTACAATTTAGGATAAGATATGGCAACATCATTTAACTCATCAATATTTTCATCAACATATAAAGATGACTACAACGATAGTGATGCTTATTATCGAATATTGTTTAATGCTGGTAGAGCTCTACAAGCAAGAGAACTAACACAATCTCAAACAATTATCAATAAAGAGATTGAGAGATTCGGTAAAAATATATTCAAAGAAGGTGCTTGTGTATCTGGTTCAACAATTAAGATTAATAATAAGTACGATTACATCAAACTAAACACTGATGTTGATGCTGGGGGTTTAGCTTTACCTTCTAGTACAACTTCTTTAATTGATGCAATATATACTGGTGCAACGTCTGGTATTAAATTCAGAATTTTAGAATATTATACTGCAGCTCAAACAGGAGATGTCGACACAATTTATGTTAAGTATATTGGTGGAGACACGAATGGAATATATATAAAAGCCGCAGATAACGAAACACTCGAAAATGCATCTGTAGGTGACATTAAATCTATTTCATCAACTGCAACTGGTTTTGGTACTCGTATTTCATTTGGCGAAGGTGCATTCTTTGTACAAGGTCACTTCGTATATTCATCTGCACAATCACTCATTTTAAGTTACTACTCAAATTCATTTAGTGGTGATGTTGGATTTAAAGTTGTACAGGACATTGTAACTGCTACAGATAACAATGCTCTTTATGATAATCAAGGTGCAACTCCTAATACTTCAGCACCAGGTGCAGATAGGTATAGAATAAGATTAACTCTAATTGATAAAGGAAATGTTCTTTCAACCGAAGATTACATTCATTATTGTACAGTAAGAAATTCTAAAATTGTTTCACAAGTTAATGCAACTGATAATTACAATAAAATTAATGATTTAATTGCAAAAAGAACTTACGAAGAATCAGGAAACTATATAACTAAACCATTTATTGCAAAGTACGAAACAAACGATTCAAGCTCTAATTACTTAGATTTGCTTGTAAGTCCAGGTGTGGCATATGTTTATGGTTATAGAGCTGCTATAAAAGAGCAGCGTAAAATTCCTATAGCTAAACCACAAACATATACTACAGAAAACAATGTAAACATACCTTCAATTTATGGTAACTATCTTCTTGTAAATGATAGTTCTGTAGCTGCATTAAATCTTGGTGTTCCAAATATCTTAACATTAGCTTCAGTAAATATTTTAGATAATTCTAAATCTGTTGTAGGTACAACAAGAATAAGAACTTTAGAGGAAGATGCTTCTAGTTCTGATTATAGAACATACATTTTTGATACGAAAATGAACTCTGGCAAAAACTTCGAGTTAGATGCTAAACATTTACAGGTTGGAGATAGTGCACGTGATCGATTGACTATTAGCTTAGAAACAATCGGTAGCGTTTCAAAAGCAATTTTAAAAGAAACAAAAAATAACAATGTATTCTTTACTTTACCTAAGTCTAGACCGAAAGAACTTTCTGATCTTACGATGGCAGAACAAAGAAGAACAACTGGAACTGCAAATGGTTCAGGTCAAGCAACAATTACAGTATCTTCTCCTTCTGCTTTGACAAATACTAGTGCATGGATTGCTACTTCAGCTGGTTTATTAGTAGCTCCTACAATCGTATCATCTTCTGCTACATCAGTTACAATTGGTGGGCTTACTGCAAATGCAGCTTATACGTTATTATATTACGTATCAAATACAATTACACCAAGAACTAAAACACTCACCACAACTACAAAAACTTCTACTGCTTCTGTTGATTATGTAGATTCAGATGGAATCTCATATTTAGATTTAGGTCAAGCAGATTTGTATGATGTACTTGTGATTCAAAATAAAGCAGATAGTGCAGGTGGTGATGGAGTAGATATTTCAAATAGTTTTATTGTTGATAATGGTCAAAGAGATAACTACTATCAAAACTCAAGACTTATTCTTAAATCTGGATTAAGCAAACCATCAAAAACATATTGCCAATTTAGATATTTTTCACATGGTTCTGGTGACTTCTATTCAGTCAATTCGTATGATGGATTAAATTATACAAATATACCTTTCTATTATTCAGATAATTTAGGTAAAGTTGATTTAAGAAACGTATTAGATTTCAGACCAACAAAACAAGGTATAGTTAAGAGTTCATCATTCACTGATGTTAATCCTTTACCTAAAGCTGATGCTACAATTGTGGCAGATGTTACTACGTATCTTCCTAGAAAAGATACATTGGTCATTGACAAAAATGGTACATTAATGAATATTCAAGGTGAACCAGATTTTGTTCCTAAGAAACCGACTGTTCCACCTGACGCATTACCTCTATATAATATTGCATTAAATGCTAACACATTGGCTGAATCAGATCTTTCTATTTCTGCTATTGAAGCAAAAAGATATACTATGGCAGATATATCTCGAATGGATAAGAGACTCGATAGACTTGAAGAACTTACTACGTTATCACTATTGGAACTAGATACAAAAAATTTAAGTGTACTTGATAGTTCTGGTAATGTTCGAACAAAAGCAGGATTCATTGTAGATAATTTCAGCACACAATCATTCTCTCAAACAAGAGATGCAAACGGCAGGATAAATCCGGATTATAAAGCTTCAATAGACATTCGAAACAAAATACTTAGACCACAGTTTGATCAGAACGTAGTTAAATTATTTTTTAACTCAGATTCTTCTGCAAACGTAACAAGAACAGGTGACTTAGTAACATTAAGTTATTCAGATGCTGAATGGAAAAGTAATGGCATATGTTCTGGTACAGAAAATGTCAATCCATTTGATTTAGTATCTCAGTCTGGTGATATCACATTATCACCTACTTCAGATTTCTGGTATGAATTTAGAGATAAAGTACCAGATAAATATTTTGCAGACGGAACTAAACTTGATACAGAACAATCTTTCTTATACAATGGTGAACAGTATTTTTGGGCTGGTACAGATCGAGAAGAAATAGATCCTACAGGTGGTTCTACACTTAATACTTCTACTGATGAGGAATATTATGATTTTGACGATCCAGTTAATGTTGCTGATCGTTGGGGTGATGGTGGAGAAACTGCAAGAGGCAGAGAACTTCAAAGACAAGAACAAGATCAGGGAACGAGTGGATCTGCAGCGTCTTCAGAATATATTACAGAGTTTTTAGGAAAAGAAATTGTATTCATTGCATTTGTTCAATACATGAGACCTATTAAGATTTTCTTTAAAGCAGAAAACTTAAGACCTAACACCAGATATTTTGCTTTCTTTGATGGCAAATCCGTTGCTAATTGGGTTCGAGAAGAGACATATCAAAATATAGGAAACTATGATGTTGATTATTCTAACTCTTATGTAAACGCAACTAGTCATCCAGAAGGAAGCAGTAATCTTATTTCAGATACCAACGGTGTTATAGAAGGTTCGTTCTTTGTACAAGGTAAAACACACAAAATTAATGGTGCATCTGAAAACAAAACATTCAAACTTTTAGATATAAGTACTGGTAGCGATGAAGATGCAACTGCAACTGCATATGCATGGTTCAATGTTGGTGGTACAATTGTAGATTATTATGATGCTCACATTGCCACAAGACCAGCTGCAAATGAATCTACTGGTGGAGGAACAGGTGGAGGAAACGATGCACCTTCAGTTGGTGACGTCGGTGCACCTGGAGCAGTAGATGGCACTGCTCCGACTTCTGGTTTAGCTCTTTATAAAGAAATAGCAGGTATTGCTTCTTTTAGTGGAATAAATAAAGTATTTTTTGGTAACGATTATTTAAGACAACAACCTAGAGATCCTCTTGCTCAATCGTTCTATGTAGATAACGAAGAAGGAATTTTCTTAAGAAAAGTTGATGTTTATTTCCAAAGCAAAGACACTGATACAAATCAAGGTGTAACTATGGAGATAAGACCATTAGTCAATGGAATGCCATCAAATATGATTTTAGCTAAAAAATATTTGCATGCTTCACAGATTAACGTAGTTGGCACACAAACTGTTGCTGGTGTACTTGCTACTCCTACAACATTTACTTTTGATGAGCCATTATATTTGCTACCTCAACAGTGGTACGCAGTTACACTTGCTGCAAATACAAGCAAATACAATGTATATGTCGGTGAAGTTGGACAATTTGTATTAGGTTCTACATCGAAGAGAATCACAACTCAATTAAGTGATGGTTCTTTATTTAAATCATCTAACGGTATAACTTGGGAACCAGATCAGACTAAAGATTTAATGATGAAACTTTACAGATGTAGTTTCACTAAGACAACTGGAGATGTAAGACTATATAATAGTACTACATTTGAAGACAGCGACTATCCTTATCAATTAGTAAATAATCCTCTACATACAACATCTGGAAGTACAGAAGTTTTCGTAAATCTACCTAATCATGGAATGGATTCTGGAGACGTGTTTACACTCAGTAACTTAACTCCTGGAACAAGATATGGAGGTCTATTAGGATCTTCTCTTATGACTGGTAAAACAGTAAATAGATGGGATGAAACAGGATTTACTTTTACTGCCGATAGTAGTGCATCTGCAACTACATATACCGGTGGTACTGGTTCAAGTGTACCAAAAATTACAGGTAGAAACATTCACTTTAATGCTGCAACAATTAATTTATCTCACTTATCACCAACTTCTACAGTAAGCGTATCAACAAGAGCTAAGTTTACGAGTGGAAGATCACTGGTAAACAGAGAAGTAAGAATGAATAAAGATGCAAACTGGAAAGTTATAAGACCGGGTGTTAAAAACATATTTGGCGAAATGAAAATGATTGGTAACAAGAAACATAGAGAAGATCTTGCTGTATCAGGAGATAGTGCTTCTGGATTAGGTGGATTCCACTCTGTTGATGTTTCATTTAAAATGTCAACTCCAACAAATTATGTTTCTCCGATATTAGATCTTCAAAGATGTCATATTCTTACAACGACAGATAGAATATCTGATACATCTTCAAATGGTCATCCAGGATCTATTTACGGTGTAGCTGAAACAACTGCAATCGGCGGATCTGCTGCAGCTAAACATATTACAAAAGTATTGAGATTAGCTCAAGCTTCAGTTGGATTTAAAACATTTATAGCAGTTAATAGACCTTCTGGATCGAGCATAGATTTATATTATAGAACTGGCGGTGAAGATACTCGTCTCAATCAAACAGACTGGACTTTGTTATCGCCTCTTTCTACACCAGCACCAGATGATAATCCTAAAATCTTTAGAGAATATGAATATCTTGCTGGTGGTCAAAATGGTGTATTAACTCCATTTACACAAGTACAATTTAAAATTGTAATGAGATCAACAAACCAAGCTCGACCTCCTAAGATTAGAGACTTTAGAACTATAGCGATGATTGATTAATGAAATTAGTAAGTGTAGAAGGAAATAAATATTTAGCACGAGATAAAAATACTGGTGCAATTTTGAATTTAAATGATAATGAAGCTTATCAAGCTCGACAAAGGAAAGAGTTGAGATTGAAAAAAGCAGAAGAAGAGCAACAATTAATTAATCGACTTGAAAAAGTTGAGGACGGAATAAATAAAATTAACGATTTAATCTTAAGATTACTGGACGAGAAAAATGGCATATAAGGTATTAAATTTAGATGATAACTTACTAGATTTTAGAAAGAAATATAATGTCACTTCTAAGTTTGCTGGTGATAGTGCTGCACTTAATACGAATATTGATTCTGATTTAGTAGGTGCTATTAATGAGATTGAAGCAGTATTCGATGCTTCTGCTAATCAGATTAATTCAACAGGATTATTAATTGATGATACTGCAGATATTACTCTTGATGCTGCTGGT